CGTGACTTCCGCCTGGCCAGAAGCCCAGCAGCAGTAAGGACCTTTTCAAAGGTCAAAGCCTACACATGTGCAGGCGATGATCACTTAGGAATAGGTCCTCCGAATGATCTCAAGAGAATTCCGAAAGTCATGGAGTCCATGAGTTACGCAATTTCTTGGGAGAAATACAACATAAATCGAAAGTTTGTATCTTATTGCCAGTTATACGGTATGCTGCCAGGCGCAAGCCCAGTAGCAAAAGCGAAAACTATCAAGGAGAAAGAAACTAGTCGTTTTATTCAAATAGATATACCGAAGGTAAGACTTCTAACCCAATTTCAGAAAATGGGAGGGAAGGAAAACTTCGACAAACCCGACCCTTTGGTGGGAAAAGCGCTTCAGATGTCTAAGGACATCGAATACGCTCGTGAAACCATCGGGCTGTGCGAGATAAAGACCGACGAAGGCATGACCATATATGGGCAGCGACTCAAGTCTTTTATCGGAATGCAGGCGTGTTATGTTAGGGCCCTGATGCCATCATGGATGGAATGGAAGGTGATAACAAATCCGCTTACATATATAGACCCAGTTTATGGGGGTTTGGGATTACATCTGCCGTTTGACGTAGATATAAAACTAGACCCTAAAGCCAAAAGCTTAGCGGCAAAGTTTGCAACAAAGGCTGAGAAGCCAAAGTTCAACGACGTTGCCATAGAATGGGAAAGAGGAGTGAAAGTGTCAAATGTGATCATCAATAGATTGGTGAAAACCGGAGACATTTCGGTCCTAGATGAAACAGAAGTGAAGGAAAGAGCCAAAGAAGAGATAATGTCTCAATCAGCGGCAGGTCCCGACCTCTCGATCAGTAATATGAAGCTATGGAACCATATCAATCACAAGTATACTTGTCTAGATAGGGAGATCCCGTTAGTTTCCAGTAAAGAAAATGCCTATGTCCAATTGACCATCGACCCGACAACAAAGTTGCAGGTCGTGAAGAAAATGAGAGCAAGGCAGCTCCTAAACTTCCGACGGAGAGATCTAGAAAGATACCCCGAAATGGAAGATTTTGTATGGAAGAAACCGGAGAGAGTGAGGTCTTATATTAAGACCGAAACTCTAAGATCGGCATTGGGAACAGTGTTCGTTATGCCAAATCTCCGGATCGACTATAAGATGTTCTCTAACAACCCGCGGAAGTATCCGCGGTGGGTTAGTGATATCGAATCAGTTAGAAATTCGTCTGAGATCGGTTCATTTGATACTAGTATCAACGAGAGCCAAAACTCCGACGGAGCCGATTCGTCTCTTTATTAAAGAGGTGAACTTGGTGTTTGCTTGCAAACAAAATATTGGAACGGGTCCATCTACCTGTG